ACCAATTCCGCCGTCTGCGCATCCGCTGGGAACGCCGCCCCGAGATTCATGAGGGCTTCCTCATCTTGGGCTGCATCTTCATCTGCTGGAACTTCCTGCAGATGGGGTTTTGTTAGAAGGTCTAAGGCAAGGCAAGGCAAGGCAGCGAGCTGGCGCGCTCACTCCGGCTGGACGAGCATCAGGCGGACTAAGGCATGAGGGGACAGGCGTCGTGCTGGTTCCGTTTCCCATCAGGTAGTGCGCAGGCCTATTCGCCGAGAAGCTGCGCGATGTAGATCTCAATCCCCGCAGAGAACCAAGAGTCCGCAGTGAACCTTTCCGAATCCACGGGCCTCAGCTCGCCGATTCTGCCGTCCTGCGCCTGAAGCACAGTTGGCGGGCCTTCTGCCAGGCGACCAACAACGTAGACCGCCGACCCTTCGATTTCGCTTACCGCAGAGGATATGGCGCCCAAATCATCAGGGGCTACAGTGAGCACCAATTGCCAATCGCCCCATCCCAGGGCCAGCCTGTGCGGGGTCACCCCCAGCCGCCTGGCAACCTCGTTGACCCCGGGCGAGAAATGAACCTTCGCGAAGTCGATGACTACGGAGCACCGATTGATCAGAGCTAGCTCTTTGGCGCATGCATAGAGGCCGTCCGAGTTATCCATGCACGCGGTGGCTCGGGCCACAGATGCTATCGCGGTTGCTTCTCGGATTTTGGGGACTGGAGTGAGCGCATTGCTCCGACCGCGTTCCAAACTTGATTCTGGCACACCTAGTCGTCTAAGCCGGTTCAAAGCATAGGCCCAGAATTCACCCAGGTCTCCGACTGCTAGCAGGAGATCCCCCGGGCGGGCACCACTTCTACGAAGCTCTTTCCCTCGCTCGCACAGCCCTATCGCCGTGCCGGAGCATTGCAGTTCAGGGCCTTCCTTGATGTTGCCTCCAATCACCCTGGTGTCGCAGCGACGACACACGGCGTCGATTCCATCCAGTAGCCTTTCAAAGTCACCTACGGCCATACTGGCAGGCGCGGTGAGCGACGTGAGAAGTCCCAAGGGATGCGCTCCGACTGCCGCGAGATCGCTCAGATTGATGGTTCCCAGCAGCCAGCCATAGTAGTATAGATCAGTCTCCCCCAGAATCGCAGCCATGGGCCGAGGGCAAGGGTCGGTCGTCACTGCCAATAGGCATCCGCCATCCACTTCCAGCAGCGCGCAGTCCTCCCAGTATCTGATTCCCTCAGCTCCGCTGTAACGCGGGTAGAGCAGGTCTGCTATGATCCGACGCTCACCAAGGTTGCCCAACTTCATTTGCCGGCTCCCTTGCGGTAGAGCATGATCTCCTCGTCGCGTACGCTAGGTGCCAATGTGCGTTGCAGCGATATGCTACGGCTCAAACGTTCAAGCATGTGCAGTCCCGCGGCCTCGCAAACTCTCGCCAACTCGTCGACGCATTCGGGATGACTCTTGGACTGTCCGAGGACAAAAGCAAGCACCTTATCCTTCTTGAGCACGCGGGCCATTTGGCGTATGCAGAATGTCATGCGCTGGATGTACTCGGTAAGACTGTCCTTGCGGAACCGCTTGTAGCGCGCCCCTATCTCGGAGGGACGAAGACTCTCCCTTTGGCATCGTGCTAGCCAGAGGAAAGTCAGCCGCTGGGAGTTCACATAGTCTGTCACATTCAGATAGGGAGGCGATGTCACTATGAGGTCAACGGAATTGGCATCTATCGTTTCGAGGAAGCCCCCGGCGTCGCCTGTGGCGATGTGTGGTCGGTTGATCTTCCTTCGAATCCAGCGCTTGTCGCACAGACCGAGAAAGCGCTGCCTGAGTTCCAGAAAGTCTTTGACTCGGTCATAATAGACTGCCAGGACGTCTTTCTCGACCAACTGCTTCGGCTTCACATTGTCACACACGTATCCCCAATGTGCTTCCTGGCTGGATAGCCGACGAAGCACCGAGGAGAAGCAGGCTGTAGCAATAACGCGGAAGCCGTCCTTCGGGGGCCAGAGCCGCAGTGACCGCGAGAGCGCATCCAGATGCCTCAGTGTTCCTGGAGCATACCACGACCTCAATTCGTCGCTCGGAAGCTCAGTATCGCGGTCGAGAGCGAGAACAGTAGTCGGCGCCAAAGCGCTCCTTCCTATGCCCATCATCGGGACGTCGGGCTGGCGTCTTTCTACCTCTGCCTGCAGAAGCATGAACTTCGCTGCAAGATCATCGGCTGGAGAAACATCAGTTCTTGCCTGCGTAATCAACGTCGCAATAGGATTGAGGTCGGCACCCATGCTTCGGCGACAGAGCCGCATAGCCTCGGTCAACGTCGTGCCGCTACCGCAAAAGGGGTCCAACACGAGTTCATCCGGCTCTGAGAAGTACCCGATGAGGGTCCCTGGTATCTCCGGTATGAACCGCGCCGGATACCAGTGAATGGCTGCGAATGCTCCGTTGTGGGACGACCCATTGAAACTCCAGTCAATGCCACGGAGCTCAGAACGGAAGCGACGTCTGACTAGAGATTCCATACGGTTCCTCCGGGCAAGGGATGCGCATGAGTGCCTCCGGACCGCAGCCCACAGCAGAGATAAGTATCTCCGCAGCGCTCGTGCGCCAGCCAGCTCTGATGTCATGTCCGCTCATGCGGAACACCGCGCAGACAAGAGAATTGGAATCTGCACCCACCACGATCTGATGGCCGCTCTCGTCTGACAAGGCGACGGCCTTTGACACAGCGCCTCGATCCCTGAAAGCATACAGCGATATCTTGACTCCTAAGGACCGACTTAGCTCTGACGATACGCTCTGCCTCAGATCAGCATCCCACTCCGCCTTGAGTGCGGTGCCGTGAAGCCAGTACACTCCGATGCACTCGTAGAGGTCGCCGCGCCGAAGCCGCTGCATCAAGCGCGCGGTAGTAGAATGCCGTTCGAGCGTGTCCAGCAATTTGCCCTCGGTGTAGTGCCAGTACTCCTGTCCGATCAACTCCTCATTCAGGGCCATTTGCATCGCATCATGCAGCATGGCCTGACAACTGAGCGTCGCCGGATCAAACATGAGCAGTTCATAGCAGCGTGCGCGCAGCCGTTGCCACTCCTGCACTAGTTCCATAGCCTCAGGGTCCAGAGACACACAACCATCCGGCCTTATCCTGGATGCGAGAGCGCGGAGCCTGACACCTGAGATCGTCTGAAGGCCGAAATGCGCAGCCATTCTGGCAACATTGTCAACGTTGTCCAGATCAAGCGTCCCATTAAGCACAGGACCGAGTGGTGGCTTTCCTTCGGCAAGGTTGGCCACGTCCTCCCAGTCGATTCCCGCGGCATCGAGGATGTCACGCACCTTGAGTGTCCCCCCGTGGTAGATCTGGTGGTGTATGTTTTCTGGGCGATAGTCACCGCGCAACACCGACCGCAGCTGTCGTTCATGGTCCCAGCCGAACCGCTCGCGCAGCAGATACTCCAGCAGGTGACCGAAGGGACCGGTTCCGACATCATGCAGGACTGCGGTCGCTTGCACCAGGCCTCTCTGGTCAGGCGGTATGCCGTGGAGCCGCTCCTGAACGGCTTCCGCAAGGTGCGCGACGCCCAGGGTGTGAGCGAAGCGCTTCACGTCGCTCAGGGAAGCGCAGCTTGGTGTTGTAGTGTTGATTAGCGAGACCTCGCGAAGTCGCTGTACCTCCGGCGACATCAGCAGCCGCAGGGCCAGACCGTCGAACGATATCACGCCGTGCAGCAGGTCGTAGAAAATCATCTTCGCAAGAGTTGGAGCCAGTCGGTGAACAGGTTGACAAGCAGGCCGAGGAGCAGGACTGAGGCACCAAGCCCTACGACCATATAAGGGGGGCCATAGGTCTGCCCAACCCAAATGCCTGACACGCCGGTTACTAGCAATGCGCTCCACCCGGAGATGCCCTTCCACCAGCAGGCTCTGGGGTCAAGCATGGCCTCTCGGAACGGGGCCGACTGCCATCGGTCGCCAACCTCCACGACCCTCCTCAGGAGTAGCGCAAGCCAGCAGTGGTCCACTGTGGACAATCGAGACGTATCCTCGGCTCGTAGTCCCCCTTCGCGTGCTGCCCGCTCCACAACTGCCCGCGTAGCCAGCCTCACGTTCCTGTCGTAGGCGAGGCGCTGATCGTGTTGGAGTAGAGCAAGCAACGCGACGACAAGCACTGGTATGTGCAGATAGTGGTATCGGTCGCCTACGGCGTAGAAAAACACGTAACTGCGGCCCACCCCTTTCTTTCGCAGGTGGCTGACATGCCGAATAAGCTGCAGCCTCAGGAGTCTCGCCAGGCCACACTCGGATTCAGATGGCTTAGGAAGCCTCGACAATGCCCATAGGGCAATGGCCAGCACAGCTGGGTCCAACCCGGGATGGCCAGCTACCTCCTGGCGGAGGCGGCTGATCGCCTTGTCTCTTCGGTCCAGGTCGCCAACGAAGCCAGGATAGCGAGAAAGACAGCCGATGACGAACGCCGTGGCAAGCGGCGATGACGAGCTCGAGTGCGCGTCCGTATCAGCCGGACAGGAATAGTCGCCCCATCCGCCGTCCGGAAGCTGCCTTGCAAACAATTCCTTGAACCATGCCTCGACTGGCGTGGCGCTGATCTGCGCCTGGTCGGGACATAGTGCCTCAAGCAGCCAGGCAGCCTTATAGGCGATACATGGGTCCGGATAGCGCGTCTTCTCGGTCTGCTTTTGGGTCTTGCGCTCCCATTCTAGCTTTAGTTGGTCGGCCGCGCCTGCGACCTCGGCTACTACGGGCGGTTCACCCGCCAACACTAGCGCACGGACCCCTGCTGCCGTGCCGTAAACTCCATACTGCCTGGAGCCTGGATGAAAGTCCAGGAACTGCCCCCACGCTTCGTTGCCTTCGGGCGTCCTAACCTTGGCGGCGCGGAACAGGTCTCGCACGACACCGAGACCCGCCCTCGCCTGCTCAGGTAACCGATTCCCTCGGCCTGGCTTTCTCATGCGTCGTTTTCTCGCAGCCGCTTGGCGGTGCGTGTGAGCTGCTGCTCATCCCTGGAGCAAGTGCGCCAGTTGGCCCGCTCCGGCAGACCCAACTGTTCCGCTACAAGCATGCGGAAGAACTGTCGAGGCAGTCTGGGCCGAGCGGTAGCAACCGTCACCCCGCCTTCCATGTCCTCGTAGTAGAGGTATTCACCAGCGATCCGAGCTCGCCATGCCTGCGCGAAGCTGCCGAACCGCGTGACGTTGAAGGCATTCCTTTCGAGATACGGTCGCAGTTCGACATCCCCGGGGAACACCAGGTGGTGCGCATGGTAGCAATGGGTCTCGTTGGCAGTTCTGTCATAGTAGTCGCAAATAGGCACTCTGCCATGCTCTGTAATGATGCAACGCTGGCGCAGGACGCGGAGGATTGTCGCACGGACCTCTTGTCTGAAGGTACCGCAGCGCTCGACCATAGACTCCGGAAGGTCAAACATACTCGGGATATGATCGCGAGTCGCTATGAGCGAGTAGCCCTCCATGAGCTGACCGATTCCGACCATGCAGAAGAGGTCCGCCGCTTCCAGGTAGACCCAGTCCTCGCGCGGCCGGCACAGGAAGCAGGCCCTGCTGCCGTCCTGGGCAGTGCGTCCCTCGTCGAGCCTCCCCATGCTGTCTGAGACTTCATGTCGTGTCATCGGGTCGCTTTGGGTTATCGGTACGGCTCCCGTAGTCCCACTCCTGGAGTATACCAGAACATGGGCGAACACCGGAAGCCGGCACCATCCCTTTTCGACATCCCAAAGCAACCTCGCTAGCGATATATCCGGTCGCGCCGCAGGGATTGGGTGCGCGCCGCCGCATCGCCGCGCAGATGCACCTATTCGCTCTCCCCGATCTGGCGCGAGGCTAGGCAGGTCCCTGGCTCATAGCCTGCGTTGACCTCGCCCTCGTAGACCAGCATCATGTCGCGCAGCAGCTTGGCCAGGGACATCCCGTGGGCCTCGGCCAAGGATCGCATCTTCGTCGCATTCTCCCCGCGGAGTGCGATGGTCACCATCGGACCCTTTCCCGTGGCACCTGTGCTGTGCCCCACGTTGCCCTGTGTGCCGCGCTGGGGCGCTGCCTCCTCCTGTGCCTGCCGCCCCCGGCGGCGAGGTGTTCCCTCAACCTGCTCTGCCGCGCGTCCTCGTCTGGGCATCTCATCCTCCTTGCCGGGCTTCGCGCCCGCCCCTGCGCACCGTGATGCGCGGGGGCCGACGGGCTGGGCTGGAAAGCGCGCGAGCCGCCCGGCCCTGGCCGGCAGTTCATTGCGCGGGATCGGTCGCCGGTCCCGTCCAAGCGACGGTGACATGCACGTCAAAGGTGGCGCGGTGCTCGAGAATGAAGCCGGGGCTGCATCCGCACTCGCAGCCGGCCCGCTGATTCCAGTTCGCCTTCACCCCTTGCGGGATTCCCGCCGCCTGGTACACTGCCGGAAGATGTCTGCGGTAGAGGCGGTGAGGCCGCGTCCACCGACCGTGGACTGCATTCTCCACGACCGTCTCACCCTCCGGCCAGAAGTACACCCGCACCTTCCCGTAGGTCGGGCGGTCCGTCTGTGGCATCACCTTCACTTGCTTGATGACCAGAGGCTGCACTCGCGTCCCCGTTGCTGTTTCGTTCTGCGCCGTCATGCTCGCCCTCCGTTGCCGCCGAGGCGGTTCGCCGCCGCCTGGTGGTAGAGCAGTGCGTCCTCCTCGAACTCCCTGGCCATGTCCGGGCTGCCGATTTCGCGGCAGCGGACGGCCTGCAGGCGCCGGCGGGCGGCGCGCTCCCTCAGCAGCGCCAACAGCAGCGCCTGGTCGCCTTGGGCCATCTCCAACATCCGCTCGTATGGTCGCGCCATCTGAGTTCCCCTTTCGCCCCTTCGGGCTCTTCAGGCCAGGATGCGGCTGCCTGGCGAGGGGGCGGCGGCTACTGCCACCGCACCTCGTAGAGCACCGGCCAGAGCCTGTGGTAAACGGTGTTGCCGAACCCCGTCTGCCCTCGCATACCCTGGTCGGCGTCATGGACGTACTGCGGATGCAACATCTGCCCGCGGTGGCTGCCGCGCCGCACCTGGAATCCCATCGCTTTCAGTTCGCGGGCGCGGCGGTCCCGGTTCTCCTTGCCCTGGTAAAGCTCGCTGTTCGTCACCCTCGTCTCCTCCGGCGCAGCCCTTGCCTGGGCCGCTGTCATGTGTACATTGCCTTGAATCCGCCGGAATCTGCGGGCCTTTTTCGCCGCGATTTCAGAACCCGCGAGGCGGCTCTCCGCTTTCTGCGGCCCACCGCGTCTCACGGTGCCTCCAGCCGGTACAACTGGTCCGTTTCGACCTGCGCGGGCTGTACGATGAGGCTCAGGCGCGCCGCCACCCCAGTTGCGATCTCCAGCGTCGAGGCGAACCACACCGCCGGCAACCCATCCACTCGGAAAGCCGCCAAAGGCTGCAGCCCATTGCTCCAGGCGAGCATCACCCGCGCGGCGGCGTTGATGGCCAGCACCGACTGCGAGCCACACAGCCCCTGGCACACCAGCGGGCCCTTGCGCTCGCCCCATCGCCGCAGCACATGCACCAGGATTTCAGAGTCGCACTGGCTGTGGAGCCTGACGCCTAGGCGCCGCGCCTTGTGCTCGTGGTAGGGGATGCAGCCGTTGTGCACCAGTGCCCACTCGCCAGCCAGGTGCGGGTGATTGTTCCCGTTGATGGCGGGCGCGCCGTGGGTCGCCAGACGGGTATGCCCGATGGCCATCAGGATGCGTCGCTGCCGCAGACCGCGCCACTCCTGCCCGCGGAAAAGCGGCCCCGCCGGTCCCGGCTGCCGCCGGGCTATCAGCTCGCCATTGGCGCACAGGGCGGCGAAGCCGCCGGCATCTCGCCCGCGCACCTCGCTGGCGATGGCCAGCTCTGCCATGAGGTCCATCGCCAGGCGTTGCTGGGCGGGCGTCATCCTGCCCTCGGCTGCGTACCCGAAGATACCGCACATCAGCCGTTGCCCCTGACTCCCGCCGCCCGCGCGAAGTCCAGGAGCGCCTCTGCCACGCGCCGCGCCAGCGGCAGGGGAATGTGGGCGCTCTCGCCGTCAATATCCTTGACCACCAGGAAGACGCTCTCAGGTGTGCCCTCGCCGGTGTCCATCAGCATCACGTCCAGATAGTGGCCGTCACCCGGCGGCCCCGCTACCTGGCGCAGCGCCTTGACCTCGCCCTCGGCGCCCTCCAGGTCGCTCTCCCACAGCAGGTGTTCCTTGACCATCATCGTTCCTTTCCGGGCCTATGCCGCCGCCCCATCGTACTTCCGCGCGAGCCGCTTGAGTTCGCGCTTCACCGCGTTGAGGTCCGCGAGGTCAGCAATCCATCCCGCCATCTGCACCACCGGCTTGCCGACGTCGCGGCGGCCCTTCGTCCAGCCGGTCAGGTAGAAGAAGCGGTCGAGCGCCCTGGCGCCCGTGCCGTTCTGGTGGTAGGTGCGCTCGCTGGCGATGCCGTCCCAGTCCAGCTTGGCCTGCTCGGTCGCCCTCTCCGCGAGCGCCAGGCAGGTCTGGATGTGCCCGAGCATCTTCACCCACTCGACCGTGCCTGCTGCGTAGCGGAACTCGACCGTCGGCTTGTGGGTGAAGAGGTTGGTGAGGTTGAGGACGCTGTAGCGCGCGCTGTAGTAGAGGCGGTCGCGCAGCCGCTCGGCCTTGCGGGTCTTGGGGGCCTTGCGGACGTCGTCCGCCAGCCGGCGCTGCTCCTTGATGCTGCGGGCATAGTGCCCGTTCTCTCGCCGACGGGTTCCGGTGGATGCGTAGAGCGCCTGCTCGTGCATGGCGGTCTGGTAGAGGAGCTTGCTCACCCATTCGGCTTGCGCCGCGTGGTCTGACCCGGCGACCGAGGCTGCGCCAATGTGAACGTGGAATCCACACGTGCTATTGACCGTCGCCCCGAGGCCCTTGAGAATCTTGGCGACCTCTTTGACCTGCTCGATGCCGGCGCGCCCTCGCAGCACCGGGCTGACAATCTCGACCGGGACGTAACCCCGTCGGTCAGTGCGCAGGCTGCCGTCGCGCTCCGCCGTCCATCCAGCCGGGAAGGGCGCTGGCAGCGGGCATCCGTGGTGGTAGGAGCCTATCTGGATGCCGAGCCGCCGCACCTCGCGGCTGGGGATGAGGCATTCGATCTCTACTCCGATGGTGTACTCCTCGGCCTTCGTGCTGGCTGCCTGCTCCTGCTTCATCCTTGCGTCCTATCCTCGGCTCGCTGCGGCTGCGGTCACGTACACATTTCCTTGAGGTTGCGAGAATGTGCGGGCCTGTTTTCCAGACCTCCCGGACCGGGCTACATACGTCACGCTGGGGCCGAGGAAAGTCAAGCCCCAAGGGCCTGGAAACGACGCAGGCCCCGGTGGTTCAGACCGGGGCCCGCCAGGGCTGGGGGCATGGTGCTGTGGCAGCCCGGAGCTACTGCGTCTTCCAGTCCAGCCAGAACAGCGCCACTCGCATCGTTTTCTCGAACTCGGCCTGCTCCTCTGGGGTCAGCCGCGACATGAACTCCGCGCTCGTCGAGGCGAGCGCCACGGGAGCCGCCGCCGCATACGCCTCGCTGGTCGTGCCCGGCGCACGCGCGTCAACGCCCTTGAGGACCTCGATGATCGCCCCGATTCGCAGTCCGACCGATAGCCAGCGTATCACCTTCCCGAAGTCCATGATGATCTCTCCTTCCGCCCCGTCATTGCGGAGCCATGCGTTACTTGAGATGCAGCGTCAGGGGCGCAGTGGCGCGTGCTGATCGCGATGCCTCGGTTCATACGGTGTCCCCTTTCTGTGTTTCGGCTTGGGCTGCGTACGCTCGCATGAATGCCCTGGCCACATCCTCCGTCACTTCCTCGTGCGCATCCACCCACGTATCCCGCGCGAACTGCCGCAGCGGCTCTGGCAGTTGGTCTATGATCCGCCAGGCGACGTCGTGCATGCGGCGGAGGAGGATGTGCACCACCTCGTGGCAGGCGGTCGAGTTCCGCCGGACGTCCCGGGTTGGGCAGACCATGATGGTCGCCTCGCGATTACGAACGCAGACGCTCACGGCTGCCCGGTCGGCGAGAGTGTCGTCTGCTCCGAGCACAACCTCCCACTCCGGGCCGAGCAGGCGCGCGACCCAAGCTTCGACTTCCTCTCGGAACTCGGGCGCCGCCCCCATCTCATGCGCTCCCTTGACCATCACGCCACCCGTGCCGGGGCATATAGATCTTGCACCTTGGTCGCCAGGTTGAACGACGGTCGCACCGGCCCGATGGTGACACCATAGGCTTTCCCGCGCGCCTCCAGGATGTAGCCGTTGCCCAGCGAGATCGCCACGTGACCGATGTTGTGAGGCTTGCCCCGGTAAGCAGAAGCCGACTGGATGAAGAGCAAAGCACCGGGCAGTTTCACGCCGACCTCAAACGGAATGGGCCGCGACCGCTCCCACTGAAATCCCGCGCGGTCGAAGACGGCAATGGGAGTGACGCGGCCTCTGGAATCTGTCACCTGTTTCACGCCGACTTGGGCGAGCAGGTGCTGCACCAGTTCGGAGCAGTCCCAGGTCTTGAGCGATTCCCCAGACGGCCCTTCGCTGCCGAGCACGTAGGGCTTGCCGACTTCTTTCAGCGCAAGCACCAGCAGGTGAGCAGCCTTGGTCGGTTTCCAGGGCTTCATTTTTCGTATCACCTCTCCCTATCCGGCGCGCGGTCGAGAATCCGCGTCTCCGGCGGCGTCTCCGGCCCGCGCCGTATATCCTCGCCGACGAACTTGTCACTCACGGCCAGTTCAACCGCGAACGGCGGATCGCCGCTACGCTCGATCCTGATGATGCTTCCGCCCTCGTCTTTGTTGATCAGGATGACGTATGGCCCGTGGGGGCAACAGAAGCTCGCCTCAGTCACCGCCGGCCTCCGTTGGCCCTGCTGCACAGGATATCCACGGCACTCTTCAGCCCGTGGAGCACCTCGAGCGTCGCGGCGTGCGACTCGCTGCTGCGCCGGTCGAGCGCCTCGATGTTAGCGGTCAACTTGGTGACAGCCTCGATCATCGGGAAGAGCAGTTGCTGGCGCTCCTCCCGCGATGCATGCAGCTCGTCGCTGAAGGTGCGCACCATGGGCCGCACCACCAGCCCCAGGATGAGCATGAGGCAGATGACCACGAACCCGGGTATCCCGTACTCCAGCAGTTTTTCCAATGCCGATCCCTCCTACGGGCCGTAGGCGTCAATCCAGATCTGGAGGTGAGATGCCCCCTCTTCGCCGGCGCCGCCCTGGGCCTGCACCTGGAGGTAGCGATCCACCTTGTCCATGCGGTACACCGCGCTCGCCTCCGCCGCCAGAGTGGGCAGCGGATTCCCGGTCAGGTCCTCGTCGAACCAGGGGCCGGTCGGCGTCGGCCCGACCTGAATCGTCGCGTCCGCCAGCGGGAGATCGCCGTAGTTCGTGAACGTCAACACTCTCCTTGGCTTGTCTCCAAACTCGCGCGGCGGCAACACCACCTCCAGCTCCTCCTTCGATACATTCATCCTGTCCACGACTTCGTGATAGATGGGCATGTCATCCCTCCTGGTGGCGCAGGTTTGAAACCTGCGCTCCTTACTCCCCGCCCCGGCGCAGCGCGCCGAGCACGGCCACCGGCCGCCCCAGCGACTCACTCACGAGCACCGCGACGCTCTGGCCGACCGAAACCTCGACGTCGCCGGCAGCCGGCACGTCGTCGTAGATCGTCCCGCGCACCAGCACCCGGTAGCGGTTGCCGCCGGAATACCCCTCGACCGTCCCGACCTCCGCGCGGTCCCCGCGACCGGCCAGCCGACGAACGGCGTTCACGAACCTGGTCGCGCCCGCGCTCATGCATTCACCCACCTCGCCGCCCACACGCGGTGCCCCTCCCACATCACCACCGGGTTATCGGCGTCGGCGACGCCGCGCGGCTCGACCGAAAGCGGGTAGACCTCGGTGCCGGCCGGCAGGAAGTTCCCGTCGTAATCGCGCGGAAAGCGGCTCGCCTGCTTGAGGCTCGGCAGTTCCGCCTGCCACAACTCATTGGCCGCCGCATAGACGGCCGAGATGCGATTGCCGCTGCCATAGGGCAGCACGAAGTAGAATCTGGTTCCCGCCGGCTCGATGTAGTGGGCCGCGCCCCAGGAGGGCGTGTCGCCGTCGCCGCCCTCGATGTAGAGCAGCCCATAGTTGAGGTAGGCCACGCTGCCCGGCGCGCCGTAGGTCAGCCACCACTTGCCGCCCCACCAGGCGTGGCGGAACATCAGGCCGGGGAAGCCCAGGTCCTGCGGCGTCGCCGCCCAATCGGCCGAGGTCTCCATGTAGCACGACAGCTCCGGGAATCCCATCTGGCGCATGCGCAGGAGCACGCAGCGGTTGCCATTCGAGGCGAGGAAGCCGGTTGGGCGGTTGTCAACCACTGTGCTCTGATGCCGGAGCTGCCATCCATTGGCCAGGGAATCCGGATCGTTGGAGCGCCAGATCACGCGGTCGAAGGGATAGCCGGCACGCGGCGCATTGTAGAGCCAGATGTAGCCGGCGGGATCGCGCATCATGTGCGGATAGCGCAGCTCGGTGTTCCACGGCGCATGATCGAGGTCCCATTCATCGCCCCAGGTGATGCCGCCGTCACCGGCAATCGTGCCCTGGCGCGAGCGCACCACGGGGAAATAGGCGGAGGTCGTTCGGTAGACGGCGAAGATCTTGTCGCCGTGGCCGATGACGTAGCCGCGCCTGGCCCCGGGCACCGCGCCCTTGTACTCCCAGGGCGTCTGCCCGAACTGACCGCGGAAGAGAATCGGCTCCGGGTTATCGTAGATGCCCGCCGGGTCTTTCTCCGCGCTCACCCACCAGTAGCCGGCGCCGTCCTGCCAGATGTGGAAGACCTTATACACGTCGTGGCCGTAGGTCGCCAGGTCGGTGACCAGGGTTTGCTGCCAGACGCGGCCGGCTGCCGGCGCGACCCAGGGCATGCGATAGCGCGCATTTCGCGGCGTCACGAGGCGGTCATCGCCCAGGCGCACGAACGGCGCGCGCTCGCCGATCGCGGGCATGGCGTTGCCGGCCACCAGCGCCGCATCCTCGTGTCCCCGGAGGCGCACCTCGCCCGGGCGCGTGTGAGCATCCACCCGCGCCGCGCCAACGGTGGGCGCGGCAGCCACGATCTTCTCGATGGCGTCTGCGAGCCGACTCATGCGTCCCTCCAGCACTCGAGGCTGATCTCGTGCTCCCAGCGCGCTCCCTCCTCGTCGAAAGTCGTGCGCACCGCGGTGATGATCGCGTTCGCTAAGTCGGGGCAGCCGCCCGGCAGGTTGGCAAGGGTGACCTTGTCGCCCTTGCGGTAGGGGAAGGGGCGCGGCCAGAGCAGCTCCACGACGTAGACCCACTTGCCGCTTTCAGCGGCCAGGTCGTTGGCGATCTGCGAGCAGATGGCCGAGCTTGCGAGCAGACTGTTCTCGTAGACCTGCGGGATGGCCCCGCCGCCGTTGGCCGCCGCCTCGTACTGGCGGGTCTTCTCGACCTTCTTCTGGTCATCCGGCTTGCCCTTGTCGGGCTTCGGCTCCCACGCGCGATCAGGATCGGGCGCGGTCTGGAGCACAGACTGCAGGTGGCCGGGCTGCTGCTCCCACTTGGGGAAGCCCTCCTTCACCGTCTCGGTCTTGTCCGCCGCGATCTCGAACTCGGTGGTGACGGTGCGCACATCGGTCGGCGTCGCCTGCTCATAGCGTGTGAGCACGTGCGCGACCGGTTTGAGCGTCCCGTCCGCCTGGTACTCCTCGGTGCGCTCGTCGCGCAGCACCATCCGCCACTGACTGTCGTAGCCGAATGAGGTGACCTTCCGGCTGCGCGTCGAACTGGAGGTGTGGAGGTCTTTCTCCTCCAGCGCTTCGCTCTTCAGCAGCACTCGCCCCAGCCAGTTGCCCTCCGCGTCAGTCACGTCCTGGTAGGTCAGGTCTTCGGTCTCTCTGGTGATGACCACGAACTCGCCGTTCGCCTGGACGATCCCGGTCTCCACCACGCGGTGGGTGGGCGTTTCTTCGGTCGTGCGCACGCTCGCCTGCGGCTCGCCTTCGCCCGTGCCCGCCTTCTTCGTCTCGGCCTCCGGCGGGGCGGGCTCGAACCAGGAGTAGGTCGCGCCGCGCACCGTGATCGCGCCCACCTGTGGGCGGCGACTGCGGGTGATCCGTCGCACCTGGCCCTGCCGACAGTCAATGCTGCCCAGATTGGGCCCGTTACCTCGGCGGCGCACAATCAGGTTGCCGTCATAGACCCAGGCGTCGGCGCGGTATCGCGTAGAAACGCGCAGTGGCTCGAGCAGCCGCCCCAGGGCGGCTGCCACGGTCTCGTCGGGGCGCAGCGAGAATTTGGTCAGGGTGTAATTCGGCGCGTCCCACACGAGCTTGAGCGATGCCCGCGCCGCCAACTTCTGCGCGATGCTGCGCGCCGAGGGGTGGGTCTTGTCGTCGGGTTTGTCCTCGTCCCAGGCGCCGTGGGAGTACTCCTCGGCGGCGCGGTCCTCGATCAGCAGCGCCGCGCTGTCCCGGCCGTGCACCCGCGTCAGCCACCGATCCTCGGACGCCTCCAGCGCGCACTCGTCCACGCGAAAGACACCGTAGTCATCGCTGCCTACTCCCTCCAGACCGAGGCGCACGCGGATCTGGTCGCCCTCGGTCAGCGTCCGCCAGGCTTGCGCGGTGGGGGAGAGGCGCGCGGCGGCGTCTTCCTCCACGAGCGTCAGGTCGAGGCCGTCGGCCAGGCTCTCGAGGCTGGAGTCTATGCTGCAAGTTGTCGGTTTGATCTCGATTGCCACGTCTCAGGCCGTTCTATGGAGCGCAGATTTGAGACCCTTCGGCTGCGCTCAGGGCGGGTTTGCGCCACCCTTCGAATCTGCGCTACTCCAGGAACGCCACCTCGGCGGTCGGCGCGATCACCGCCTGGGCGGCTGCGGCCTCCTGGTCCTGGTTGATGATCGTCGCCATCAGCAGAAATGGGTCGGCCACCAGGGGCGAGACATCCACCTGAAGTTCGAATGAGTCGGCGACGCGGTCGAGTAAGACCTGCGCGATCAGCTCGAATCGGTCGGTCAGCGCGGGCGTCACCGTCACCGCAAGTTCGAAGAAGTCGACCAGTGGGAAGATCAGGGCGGTCTCGGTCGCGGTCCCTGCGTCGGCGGAGGCCACCGGGACGAGCAGCTCGCTGACTTCGGTTGCCGCCCCTGAATCGAGCGCCGCCGCCGCGGTGGCCAGGGCTGCGGTCTCGGTCGCCGCGCCGGAATCGGCCCCAGTCTTCTGGATCTCTTCGCCCTCGGTGACGAGTTCGCTGGTCTCGGTCGCCGCCCCGGAGTCGGCGGGCGATATCTCGGCGGCGAGGAGCACGCTTTCGGTTCCAGCGCCGGAATCGGAGCCCGAGTACGCCTCCACGACGCTCGCGCTTTCGGCGCCGGCCCCAGAATCAGAGGAGGACTTCTCGGTGGGGGCGCTGGTCGCGCCGACTTTCCAGGCGAAATAGCGGTGGGCGACCCCGCTTGCATTGAGCTGCGTCCCGACCTGGAAACCATCGCTCAGCAGTGCCTGAATCCAGTCCGCGGCGGCGGTGTTGAAGCTATAGAACACCGTGGAGTCGCCGGTCAGCGTCGAGGGGCGCACAGCGCAGCGAATCAGGCCCGCCCCCTTGACCCAGAGCAGATCGGGCTGGAAGCCGAGGCCGGTGATGTTGCGGTTGTCAGTGGCGTCGCCGGTGTAGGCGCCGTAGCCCATAAAGCCAGCCACCGCTTTGAAGGCGAACCAGTGGTAGGTGGAGCCGCTCGCGTTCTGGGACAGGCCTACCTGGAAGCCGTCGGCGAGCAGGCTCTGGATGTGATCCGCAGCATCGTCGGCGGCGGAGAATCGCATGGATTGATCGCCGGAGTTGGAGGCGGTGCGCCACACGCCGTCCTGCGCGGTGCCGTTGACCTTCAGGCACACGAGGTCGGGCTGGAATCCCAGGCCGGTGATGTTGCGGTTGTCCACGCCGGTGCCGACATAGGAGCCGACTTTGAAGTCGCCCGCGTCGTCGTCCTTGAAGGCCTGCCAGTCATAGACTTGGCCGCTGGTGTTGACGCTCGCATGGGTGCCGACGGTGAAGCCGTCCGCATCCAGGCTCTTTATGCCGCCAGCGAAGTTGGCTGCCGCCTGGGCGAAGTAAGCGGTGCTGTCGCCCGTCATCCCCGACGTGCGGAAGCAGCCCCAGTTCGATACGCGGTTCTTGATGATGACCAGGTCGGGCTGGAAACCCACGCCCGTGATGGCGCGGTTATCCGTGCCGTTCCCGGTGTATGAGCCGACTGCGCACTTCATGCGTCAGACCCGATCCATCTACGCAAGTGAGACCGTAACCGTAAGCATCCACGTCCCCGTCGTCTTCGTGCCCAGGGACTCCACCTTGCGGTTGAGGTTCTTGTTGGGGGTCGCGCCGTTGTCCACGGTCCACTCCTGCCAGGCGAAGTTAGCCTCGGCAGAGCCGAAGGAGGCCCGCCAGGTGCACTTCTTGTCGGCCAGCGTGCCGACCTGCGGGTAGCCGGTGTCCATTCCCTTGAACGCGGTGCTGGCCCCCTGGAGGCCAGTCTGCGTGTCCTCCGCCGCCGCGGTCCCATTGCCCACGCCGATGCGCGCGTTGGCGTTGTTGAAGGCGGTCTCGCTGCCGCCGATGAGCAGCGTGAAGAGCGCCTGGATGCCCTCCTGGAGCAGCAGGTTGCCCTCAATCACCCGCTCCTCGAAGGGCTGCTGCTCCGCCTCGAAGAGCCGCTCACCCGCGGCCCGCCCGAACCGCCGGCGGTACTCCTCGATATCCGCCTCGAACTTGCGCAGCGTGGTAACGCAGCGCCACTGCAAAACGTCCGCTGCTCCAGCCATCTCCATATCCTCCTTGCCTGTGCCGGCCGCCCAAACGAAAAGCCCTGGCTCCCTCTCGCGCGAGAACCAGGGCTTCAGGTCGGTCAGACCCGACGGATGATCAGTCCGCCTCGTCTGGGCTATGTGGTTGTCCGCGCCGGATCACGGCCCGGCGCGCCGCCGTTAACTCTCCTCGAATTGCACGTAGCCCCGGCGCGGGTTGCCGATCTGCGTCGTCCCGCCCGGCACGTTGTAGCGCATCCAGCAGGCGGCATACTGGCCCACCGTCATATCGCCCACGGTGATGTTCGCGGTCTGCCACGTCCCCGGCGACCCCGAGGTGTTGAGTGTAGGAATATCAACCCCCAGGCTCGCGTCGGGAACCTGGTCGAGGTAGTCGGTCGCAGTGTTGTTGGCGATGGCGGCCACCAGTTTCTTCTGCGCCCCGCCCACCGTCGTGCGGTAGATGCGCCGGCCGGTGGTGCCCGACGGCCCGGTCGGGATGTCAGAAAGCTGCACTCGCTGGTTGCCGCTGGTGGTGGTGATCTGCGCCTCAGCGCCGGCGGATGTTTCACCGTTGGGGTTGTAGAAGGTCATCGCATACTTGTAAGCGCCAATGCCGAGTTCGGTTCCGGCCGCCAGGGCGAGAGTCGGCGCGGCAGGCGGCGATACCGGGACATCCGCGGCGATCTGCAGGAAGTTGTATCCGTCATTGGCGCCCGCTTGCACGCGGCGAAAGCGGGTATTGACTAGCGTCTCGCTGGCGGTCGAGGTGTTCTTCCACCATAGCCGCCGCGGCGTGGTCGCCTGCCCGTCGCGCACCGTTCCCTCGTCGGCGCTCGCGCCGGCCGGAGTCACCCCGTCGCTCAGGTATTTCGTTGCTTGCTTGGCCATAGCAGTCTCCCCGCCGGTCTATGGAATAACCCATTGAATCCCCCACAGCCCTGCCTGTGCGGGGCACGCAGACAGGAGACCCGCATGATGAATCCCGAGCAAGTGGCAGCCGAAGTGCGCGCGCGCTGGGCGAAGCGCTGGGACCAGATCGAGGACCACTTCGAGGCCGAAATCCTCTCCTTCAGCCACGAGTTGACGCCCGACCCGGAGGCCCAAGAGCGCTTCCAGAAGAAAGCCAGGTTCTTCCTCGGCCTGGTGCTTGAACTCTCGGGCGAGATGGCGACTGTTACCGCCGAGGTTCTCGTGGAGGCATCACAGGCGGACAGCGAGCAGCGCGGATAGCCCCCGTGTTTTGCGCCACGTGCCCCTGTGCGCCCCGCTTCCGGCGCGGGTGCGCCATTGGCCCGTCCCGGGCCGTGAGCGCCCCACAGCGCCCCGCGTGCCCGCAAGCCTGCCCCTGTTGGCGCGCCTATCGCGTTCCCGCCGCCCGTCATGTCACCACCTGCACCACTTCCAGCCGCATCTCCACCCGGTACGCTGCGTTCGCCCGGATGCGCTCCGCCCGCAAGTCGGCGAAAAACACCCGGTAGTCGTGCCCCTTGTGATCCACCCATTTCCACAACTGGCCGACGGCGGCGTACTTGGCCCTGAGCGCGTCCAGCGTCGCCTGGCTCATCCAGTCGCAGCGCACGCGCAGCTCGCGGTCGACATCCCTCGCCCCGAAGTCTTGCCACACCCGCCCGCCGCCAAGCGTGGCCACCGACGAAGCGCGGCGCTCCGGCGGTGCATCATCGTAGGCCGTCGGGTCCTCGTCGAGGTACGTCTTCTCGCTGTCGTCCGGCTTGCTCAGGTAACAGGCGCTGGGCACTGTAAAGACTCCCCTGGATTATGGAACAACCTCGCGGAAACAACTCCCGGAGGAGAGGCACCATGTCGCGGACTATGAAGACGGCGACAGGAGTGTTCATCCTTGCTGTCGTCCTGCTTACTGCGGTCCCTGCAATTCGTGCGCGGCAGACTGAAGCGGCCCGCGCGAAAGCGGCGGAGATGGCGAGAGCGGCCGCGGAGGCACGTCGCGGGGACTACGTTACGGCCGCCTCGGTAGCCTTGACTGCGGTGCAGGACATACAATCTGTCGTCGGAGGCGGAACCATCTACAGCGATTACTGCACTCGTGTCGCGGACGCCCGTATTGCGGTTGACCGATTCTTGAGGAGCCATCCAGAAGACCTGTTGCCTCCGAGCCGTAAGAGACTTGAGCAGGCGATTGCATGCTACGAGTTGGCAGCGAGGGATTGGCAGCGCAAGATTGTAGACCGCGCCGACGCCGCCATGCACGAGGCGATGATACAGGAGGGCTGGCGACTCGCCAGCGAGCACATTACGGCTGTCGAAGCCGCGCTTGCAGGCCGCCCGATCGCTGATTCGACAGTGAAATAGCGCTACCATGTTCAGTTCCTAGGATTGGCAGTCGCGCGCTCGATCCGCTTCGCCATCTCCTCAAGCATGCGCTCGACGTCGGCGGGCGCGCCGACCTCCCGGCCCCCGAAGTAGATGTTGAAGATGCGCTGGCCGCCGGCTGCAGCCGCTCCAGCCGCCGCCGCCCCGGGCGCGGGCCGGATCTCCAGCTGCGCCGACAGCGCCTGCATCCACTGCTGTACGCGGCCGTAGAAGTCGTCCACGATTTGCTGGATCGCCGGGCCGACGCGCTGAAGATAATCCAGCAGCGTGGTCTTCTCTTTCTCCAGTTTGCCGAGCGCCTCGTCGAAGCCGCGCAGGGTCTCCTCGTGCGCCTTCTGCGCCTCGGCGCGCTGCTGTTTCCGGGCGTCCTCCATAGCGCGATAGGACTCCTGGAGCGCCGCCCGCGCCTGCTCCGGCGCCAACTCGCCTGCTCGCGCCATCTCCATGATCAGGTCGTGCAGCCGCTTGGCGACGTCGAGCTGCTCCTCGGCCCCCACCTTCTGGTAGCCCAGCTTCTGCTGCAGCATGCGCAGTTCGTCGGCGTTGATCTGCGCCTGCTGGATGCGAGCGGCCACGACCGCCTGCTCCTCGCCCGCGGCCGCCGCCTTCAGTTCATTGAGGCGCTTTTCGGTGGTCAACCGCTCCTCGGCCGTCAGGCGCTCGTAGTAGAGGCGGCTCTGAAGGCGCGCGATCTCTTCCTCGACGATCTGCTTGGCCTGCTTCGCCTCCAGCTCGCCGGCCACGGTCAGCAGATCGCGCCGATGCTGGAAGGCGAGATCGTGCATCTGCATCTCGTAGTCGTGCAGCTGCTTGGCCCACTCCCGCTGCTCGCGCGCCCTCTCCCGGCGCTGCTCCTGCAGGCGGCGCTCTTTCTCGGCGACGTCGTCCGTCAGCTCCTTCTGCAGATTGCCCAGGTCCTCGATCGCCTGGCGGCGCTCGTCCACCAGGACCGGCGCCTGTCCGGCCTGCCGCTGCGCCTCGTTGATCTGCTCGATGAACTGCAGGATGCGCACCATCTGCGCGGCGTAGTCGTCCGCCTGCAGCCGCCCGGCCCGGCGCATGTTGTCGGCGGCCGTGCGCCAGGTGGAGACTATGCTGCCGGCCGTGTCCTCGAAGCGGCGTATGCGCTCCTCGGCTCGCAGTTTTTCCTCGCGTGCTTCCTCGTCGCGGGCCTTGCGCCGCTGCTCCTTGGCCCACTGCTCGGCCAGTTCCATCGCCTCTTGCTCGGCGCGCCCGGCCTCCATCAGCGACTTCACGCGCTCGGCGGTCTCGATATCTATCATCTTCAGGCGCGCCTCGAGCGACTTGCCCTGGGCCTCGAGGATCTCCGCCTCGATGCGCATAACGGCCATCTTCTCGTCGCCGCGCGCCTTGGCTTTCTCGCGCTCGGCCCACTTGGTCACCGCGACCTCGTCCCGGCCGGCCCGGACCCACTTTTCCGCTTGCTTGTCAATCGCCTCCAGCCGGAGCTTGAGCGCACCCTGCTCGGCGGCCAGGAGATCCTGCTGCAGCGCCGCCGTGCCCGCGGCGGCGGCTGCCTTGCGCCTCTCGGCCACCTCGAAAGCGCCGGCGGCCAGGGCGACCTGCTGGCGGTAAAGGTTCATGTGGGCCGACTGGATTCCAAACCACTTGCTGACCTTCTCGCTCAGGACGTCGAAGTAGGTCGGCTTCAGATCGGCTGCCGCCTTCATGACCTCGGGCGCGACCTCGGGCATCTGGCGCGCTTTCTTCTGGAGGTCCGCGAACTCGGCATTGAGGCGCTTCAGGTCGGCGGCGGCGTTGAGCGCGGCGGTGCCGATGGCGACGATTGCGATGGCGACGCCGACAAGCCCCAGCCCCTGCACGCCCGGCGAGCGCGCCGCGATCCACAGCTTCTTCCACCACATCGTGGCGTCCCACAGGATGCCGCGCCAGTTGGTCACGTACCCGGCAACGGCCTTGAGGCCGGCGCCCATACGCGTGAGGCCGAAGGTATGAATGGTGATTTGCACATTGGCCGCGGCGATGGCCCCGGTCATCTGAGCCATCGCGCCGGTCATGGCCGCGGCGAGCGTCAGGCCGCCGGCCATCTGCGTGTTCCACATCATGAAGCCGGCGGTCACCGCCGCGAGCCCCGCCGCAACAAGCGCCAGCACCGCGACGATGACGCGCACCGGCTGCGGCACGGCCTCGGCAAGGGTGATGAGGGCTTTCAGCGCCGACGCGATTCCCTGCAGCACGAAGATGAAGTCCGCGCCGGTCTTGATCATGAAGGCGCGCGCCCCAGCCCAGGTCTTCGCCCATTCCTGCTGAAACGCTTTGCCCTGCTCGGCGAACGCCGCCGCGGTGGAGCCGGTCGCCGCGGCCATGGCTTCGATGTCCTCGGAGAATTGCTTGCCTTCCTCCGCCGCCAGCGCCAGGGCTCCTCGCAGTGCGCGCACGTTGGGGAAGAGCTCCGCCAGCGCCTCGCTCGTCATGCCCGCGCGCGTGGCGACGAGCATCATAATCTGGGCCTCGCTGGCCCCCATCTTGATGAGCTGCTCGATTTCGGTCGTATTGGTCCTCAGCCGCTCGGCGAGCTGCTTCATCGTCCCGCCCAGCCCCAGGGCGGCGAGGGTGGTCGCGTTGAGCTCGATGCCGTATTGCTTGGCGACCTCCCGCGCCTGGTCGGTGGGGCGGATGAAGGAGAGCAGCACCTGGTTGAGCGATGTGACCGCCTCGGGCGCCTGAATGCCGGCCTTCGTCATGGTCGCGATCGCCGCGCCCACGTCTTCGATCGGCACGCGCGCCTGCGCCGCCGTAGAGATGACCTCGCCCAGGTTCTGGGACAGTTCGCCGAACGTGACGACTCCGCGCTCGACCGTCTTGAAGAGGACGTCGGAGACGCGCCCCACCTCATCCGCGCCCATGCCATACGCATTGAGAGTCGCCACGATCGCCCTGGACGCGGTGGCGGTGTCGGTGAGGCCGGCGGTGGCCGCTCGGGCGGACGCCTCCAGCACTTGCAGCGCGTCGGCCCCCTCGAATCCGCTGGAGACGATGTCGTACAACCCGCGGGCAAGAACCGCCGGGGCTTGCCCGACGTCGCCGGCCAGGGCGAGGACGGCGGCGGAGGTGGCGCGGTAGTTCTCCTCGCTCTGCTTGAGGATCGAGTTCACGTTGCGCATCGCGGCTTCGAACTCGACGGCCTGTTTCGTGAAGTAAGCGAAGGCTCCGACGATCGCTGCGGAGAATCCAGCGAGCATCGTCGCGGCGCGCGTGGCAAGCGCGCCGTTTTGCTCCAGCAGGGAGTTGGCCTTCGCCAGGCCCTGCCGGAACTGGGTGGCGTCCACCTTCAGGACCGCGACTATCTCGCCGACCGTCATGTGTCAGTACCCGGTGGCGCAGATTTGGAATCTGCGCTTGATGCGGCTGCCGGCCCCGACCCTACCTGCCCTGAGCTTCCCGAATGGGTCCAATGGGGCATGGAAAGGCCCATCGCTTGCACGAGGTCCTGCGCGGTGGCCCCGCGAATGGTCACCCCCGCCTCGTGCCGCAGCCGCCGCAGGTAATGGCGCAGCGCCTTGAAGCCCTTCTTCCCACCCTGGGCCGCCGTCATGGCCAGGTGCGTGTTCTCGATCTTTTCGACCTGCTCCAGCAGCCGCCGCCGGCGAATGGACTCAAAGGCGACGAACACCTGCGCCGGCGTCCATCCCCAGGTAATCTGCTCCGGAGACGCGATGCCGTACTCCGCCATCAGCAAGTCGTAAGCGCCCGCCCAGCCCAGGTTCAGGGAACCGCTATCGTCTTCACTAGCTGCCGAGCGCTGCGGGCGTTTTTTACGATCTCCGGGAGCTGGTTGACCTCGAGCGCCGCGACGACGATCTCGCTCGCTTGAACCAGCGTCAGGTGTTCCTCCAGGAACTCCTGCTCGAGCTGGAACAGGTGCGCCAGCACCCGCATGAGCAGGTCCGCGGCCACGGGGAAGACCGCTGGCAGATGCTGGTCCAGATGCTCGAAGTCAATCTCGGGATGCTCCCGTACGACTCGCTGCGCGAGTTCGCCCAACTCCTGGGCCATGCGCCGGAAATCGCCGATGGTGAAGGCGCGGACGATCAGCTCACGGTCGCCCACCCTGAAGCGGCGGACATCGCCCAGCATCACTTGATCGGCGCTGGGTCCCTGGTGAGGGGTCTCGACGGGGGCCGCTTCGGTCCTGCGTTCATCGGTCATGCGCGTCTCCATTCAGCCTTCGCCCCCTCGACCACGCTCGGGGCAGGCAAGGCTGCGGCGGACAAGTGCACCAGCCGGAGGGCGAACCGCCCGCGCATCGCCGCCTGCGGCTGCGGGCGGCCGCCCGCCGACATCAGTTCATCGCCGCCAACCGCCGCTAGGCGTTGTACTCCTCGATGCGGAAGACCTGATCGCCCACGGGCCGGCTCGTGTCCGCCAATACGGTCAACTCCAGCGGGAGATCCACCTGGTCTTCCTTCGACCAGGTAAGAGTCCCGGGGGCTACCACCGTGGTGCGGTAGAACAACACCGCCCACTTCTTGCCCTGCCCGGCCGGCAGCACCAGCATGACGCTCCGGTTGACCAGCGTCGTGTCTCCGCCGCCGGTCAGGCGACGCCGCCCGTCGCCGAGGTCCTCGATGGTCGCTGACAACCCCCAGACCTCCTTCAGGTTCTCCAGAGAGACCTCCGCCAGGGGGACGCTGATCGTGTAGCCCTCGCTCTGCTTGACCGTGCGCACCGGCACCGGCGACTGGTCGGTCTCGATGTCGTCGGTCTCGACGGTGTGGTCGAGATCGAGGCCGCCGTGGGTGTGCCCCATGTAGAGGCCCTCGACGTAGATCGCGTCCGGCGCGCCTTTGATGACCGCGTCCGGATCGGCCACCCCGGCGGTGTAGAAATACAGCGCCTGGACGATGTAGCCGTCGGGCGTGCTCACACCGTAGTCGCTGACCCCGACGTCATCGAGCCCCGGGTCCCACCCGTCGGTGTTCGCCGCGTCAATGGCGATGGTGAGTTCTGTCGCCGAGACGAAAGTCACCCGCGACGGGTCCACGGCCTCCCACGCCGTCTCGCCGTGCTTGCGGTGGTAGACCTTGGTCAAGCTCGGGTCGTCCTGAAACCCCGCGCCGATGATCTCGATCGCCGAGTCTCCCGCCTTCGCGTAGAACGGGATCACCTTCTCGATGGTAGCAGGCATTTGTCTCCTCCTTGCTTGCGCCGCCTCACGAAGAAGGCCGGCGCAAATCGAACAGCAGATTGAACGAGGCGAGGTGGGCCGTCTGATTGGCGGCCTGCTCGGTGCCGACATAAGCCGGGCTGTTGATCGCCTCTATGGTCAGGGCGAAGACGCCTCCGCCCAGGTCGACGTTTTGCAGATTGCGCAGATTGTTGTACGCGCCATAGGCCTTCTGCAGGGCGGCGTTTGGCGCGCCCGCCCGCGCGAAGATCATCAGCGTCGGCCGCTCGCGCTCGGAGTACGGATTGGGCGTGTAGCCGCCGGTGGGGTGGATGCTCAACACCGCCAGGGGAGAGGATGGCCGCTGGAACTTGAAGATGTCGGTTCCCACGGTCCCCTCCCCCCGGCTCTGCAGATAGGCCGCCAACTGGTCCACCAGCAGGCTCATGCCAGAGCCTCCCGCAGGCGCTCGCGCAACTTCGCCTGGTGCGCGCCCGCCTGATCCTTGAGGTTGTCCTCCAGGTATTTGGCCTTCCCGCCCTTGGGATGGTTGTAGTCCAGGCGCTCGTGCTGCGCCAGGGCGTAGGGTGTGTTGAAGCCGACGTGCCCCACCACCGCGTCGCCCAGGGTGCCCTCATGTACCGCGCGTCGCTCCCGCATTTCGAAGCGCTCAGGGCTTTCAGCGGCCTCCGATCGCACCTCCCGAAACCCACGCCGCGCCACCGGTTTGCCGTTGGCATAGACGGTGGCGTAGCCGCTGGCCCGCAGCGTCCCCTCATCCACCGGCGCGTCGCGCATCGCTCGCCCCAGCAGGTCCTCGGTGTTCTCGGTCATCCCGCGGATCATCGCCCGCTGCGCGCGCTCCCATACCGGCCCGTCGCGCGACAACTGCCGCATGACGCCATCGAGGCCCTGGAGACTGAACTCGCGGCCAAGTTTCGCCATGCATCAGCGCTCCAGGCGGAACTTCACCAGGTTGCGCAGGGCCTCCACCGCCGCGATCGCCACCGGCGCCCACACATACTGCTCGGGCGGCAGGTCGCTGAACTCCGCGACCAGCACCGCCGCGCCCGCATAGATGGCGGCAATCAGCGCCTTGCGCGCCGTCACCCACCATCGGAACTGCTTCTCAACCGGCATCTCGGACTCTCCTTGCTTGCCTGCGCGCTGGGCGCAAGCAGGGTCACACATATGCGAGCCGCTGCGCCACCCGGCCGCCCAGGCCGGGCGGCGCCGAGACGGTGATGATCTCCACATAAGTCGTCCCGTCCTGCGACAGATGGTCGCCGGGCGCGACCTCAGCCGAAGCGGGCAGGATCACGGTCGCCTCGGACGTCATCTGCTCGCCGTTCTGCGCCCGCACCAGGCGGCGCTTGCCGACCCAGCGGCCCTTGACCGTCACCGCCGCGGCGAAGACCGGCTGCCCGTTCTCGTCGCTGCCGGTTCGCGCGCGCCAGTAAACCGCCTGCGCCAGGTAGGTGCGGATCATCGCCCGCTCCCAGGCGTGAACTCGCCGTCCGGACTGTCAGAGGTCGCCAGGACCCCGCCTCGCTCAATGTAGGGCGCGAGCAGTCCGCGCGCCTCGACGCTCTCCAGCGGCTCTCGCAGCCCGGGGCTGCCGTAGGATTCGCTCAGGCCCTCGACCGAGAACGACGTCACGCCCGCGGCCTGCAGCGCGCGCCGCTGCGCCTGCTCCGCCCCGTGCGCGAGCAGCACCAGCGCCTCCTCGCACTCCGCGTCCTTGACCGGGCGCGGAATGATGTACGCGCCCGTTGCGTCCTGGTCGCGCTTGCGGGGAAACTTCAGCGCCTGCGTGGGGTAGGCGGGTTCGAGCGGATCTCCCCCGAACAGGCTCGTGGAGCCATAGGGCCGCCGATGAACCCGGATCTGGCATGCCTCGATGTGCCGGCACGCGGTGAGCAGCGCCTTCTCGTGGTCTGCCTCACTCGCATCGTCCCAGGCGGCGGCGTGCAGCCGCTGGGCGAAGTAGGCCTCCGCCTCCTCCAGCGTGACGTAGGAGTTGCTTTCCTCGCCCCCTACGGTCGCGTCAATCGGGCTCTCGGGCACTGGCCCCTCCGGTGCGCTAGCCGCTGGTCTCCTCGACCTTGTCCGGCGCCGTCCACAGCAGGTGGATCGCATGCGGGGCCATGAACTGCCGGCCCTCGGGCGTCACCTCGAGCACGTGCTCGCCGTAACTGACGCGCACCGCACCGCCGGTCTTGCTCCGGATGAAGAAGGCTTGCCCCGACTGGACGGCCCGCTCCATCTGTTCCGTGCGCTGCGGCTCAGGAAGCGCCATCATGGCCGACAACGGCCCGCCTGCGGGCCCCCGCGCCTGAGTTGGCGTTGTGCCGACCTCCGCCGCCTGCGGCTCCGGCGCTGTCTCGACCACCGCGCTCTCCTCGACGATGCCCGCGTCCGCCGCGGCCTCGGTGGGTGGCGCAGACCTGGACTCTGCGCTCTCGTCTCGCTTCTCTACGCGCATGACTTACCTCCGCACACCTGGTGCTTTGTCCTGGGGGGCCGGCCCGCGGTCTCACCTTGATCGAGGCTGAAGGCCGGCCCCCGAATTGCTACTTGCCGATGGCCAGCCACTCCACATCCACCGCGGTGGTGGCCGCGATCAGCGTGCAGTCGTTGGCCGCCGTGGGCTTCCAGCAGTAGAGGTTGATCTGTCCCGCTGCCGCGCCCGCCGCCCAGGTCGCAAGCGCGACCTCGAGCCCAGGCGCAGTGCTCCGCTTGATGGACAGGATCACATCCTCGACCTCGGAAAGGCCGGTGTCCACGTTGACTGCCGATCCCGTGACTTCCGTCACCCCGCGGGCGATCTTTCGCCCGTCCCGGCAGTCAGAGATGATCCGCGCTACGCTTGCCACTGGTCACCTCCTCGCTATGCCAGGTCCTGCAGCGAACCCATGCGGTACGGGTTGCGGCAGACCAGCTGGCTGTAGTGGGTGATCCAGATCACGTCGGAGT